AATTAGCTTCAAAGGAGAAAAAGGTGACTTTAAAAGAGCCGTCTCACTAAACGATTCTATCTGCATCTTACCTTTTGACATGAACGAGAATGGACAGATAAAGAACGTTTACTTACATGGATTTCACGATCACGTAGTTGACCGACCTAACAAGAAATGTATCACCAGAACCCTTCATCCTGATGAATTTGATACTTATCATGATTCCTTGATAGGCTGCATAGGGGATGAGCTGGGCCTTAGTAAAGTGGAACCTAACGATATCTATTATTTAGGTAACATACAACATGGAGCTCCATTTCACAAGACTTATAAAGCCTATGCGGTAAACGTAAGCGATTATTCTGAAGATCCTACTGGTTTTTCTTACTCTAAAGAAAATGGTAGACACTCTCTAGATAAAGTCAGGTTGAGCAGAGTAGTAAACGGTGAAGTCTCTGATTCAATAGTTCTTTCTTGTACTCTTTTGTTACTTTCATACATCTCAGAATAGAACTTTTTTCCATTTTTTTGTAAAAGAAAATAAAACAATACTTTATGTCAAGTTCAAAAGACGCAATTTCAGCGTTCAATAAATTCAACGACTTATTAGAAAAGAAAGTAAAATCGAAGGTTTCCCTAATGGGTTTCTCAGACATCGATGAATACATTCCAACTGGTAACTATTTGCTAAATGCTCAGCTTTCGGGCTCATTATTTGGAGGATATCCAAACACTCGAAGTATAGGTATAGCTGGTGATTCTGGAGCAGGAAAGACTTTCTTGTGTTTGAACGCAGTTAGAGAACTACAAAAGAAAGATTATTTCGTATTCTATATAGATACTGAGGGAGCAATCGATCGTTCAGACTATGAAAAGTTTGGAGTAGATCTAGATAAACTAAAATATCTTCGTATGGGTCTCATCAGCGATGTCAAGTTCTTTATCAACGACTTCATCGATACAATGAAAGAGACTACTGGTTTGAAAGCCGCAATCTTTGTGGATTCAGTAGGGATGTTGGATACGGATAAGAGTAAAAGAGACATGGATGCAGGTAAGAATGCAGCAGACATGGGCCTTCGTTCTAAAGAGCTTAGAGCAATGTTCAAGTCTTTTACCTTAGATCTTTCTAACTTAAAGGTTCCTTTTATCTTTACTAACCACACATATGCTTCGATGGATCAATACACTCCAAAAGGTATGTCTGGTGGCGGAGGTCCTGAATTCTCTGCATCAATCATCCTTATGTTGAGCAAGGGTACTTTGAGAGACGAGGCGAAAACGACCACAGGAATTATCGTTAGATCTAAGACCAGAAAGAATCGTCTCGCTAAACCTATTGATATCGAGTTTCACATCTCTTTCCATAAAGGAATGAACAAGTATGTTGGACTAGAACAATTTGTCAGCTGGGAAAATTGCGGAGCAGGTAGAGGTAACAAGCTTACCGAAAAAGAATATTCAAAATTAAAAGCCGATGAGCAATCGCTTTGTTCTGAGTTCGAAGTAGGCGGAGAGAAATTCTATTTCTTACCTAAAAAGTTAGGAAAGAGTTACGTGATACGTCACAGTGGAGACCTAGTTCCAGTAAAAGACTTCTTTACCGCTAACCTGTTTACTGACGACGTTTTAAAAGAGCTTGATGAAAAAGTAATCAAACCAACCTTTAAGTTCCCAGAGACTCAAGAAGAAATCGATCTTTTAGAGAACGATGAGTTATCAAATCTAAATGACGATGACGATCTTGCTTAGGGAAGACTTACCTATAAAATACTACCTTGGCTTACATGGAGAGGAGTCAGTGCGAGATCAATTCTATCCTCTATTTGAGATTTCGCAATACCTGATTAGAGTACACACAGCCAAGACAAAGGAGCTCGAAATGAGCTCCTTTAAATTTTCTTCAAAATCCTTGAAATATGTTTTTGGGGATAGATTAAAAGATGAAACCTTTAGGGACGAGATAGTTCAATCTTTAAAGGACTTATTAAAGGATGAGTATCTTGTCTCAAAAGGCGAATCCATCCTGTTTACAAAAAAAGCATTAACACATTTTTATCAGATAAATGATTGATTTTACGGAAAATATTGACTCGTTAGAGAAAATGGTTTGGAACTTTGTGCTTAACACCAGAAATGACGTTAGCGATCTAAAGCCAAGCAACCATGACTCCTTACGGAAAGAAGAGCTAATGCCGATGATTAAGCCTAGTTATTTTAACGATGACGTAAGGCAAGAGTCATTTAAAGCAGCTCTTAAGTTCTTTAAGGAATACGAGAAGATTCCAAATCCAAAGGAGCTAAAGACTTATTTGGAATTACTCAATTATTCTGTATCTGATGAAGAGTTCGAAGACTTGTATGCTTTTTCACTAAACGAATACAACTATGATTACCTTTACAAGTACGTAAGATCCTTTATTCTTCTTAGAAATTTGAACCTCACAGTTGCCGACTTGTTTACCTACTTAAAGACAACTGCCATCGATCCTGAAAACATCGATCAAATATCTCAAAAAGTAAGAAACGACATAAGCAACAAGCTTGCAATCAACTTTTCTAGCGGAGATTCTGGTCTTAACTTCTTTAATCCTGACTCTCACATTCAGATTTCTAAGACAGGCAGCCCTACTGGTTTTCCATTCTTAGATAAGGTTCAAGGTGGAGGATGGAATTCAAAAGCTCTAGTGGTATTTCAAGGTCGACCTAAAGTTGGTAAATCAATGGTTCTTGGAAACATCGCAGCTCGATCATTCTTAACAGGTAACGTGACTGGCTTAGTCACAGTTGAGCTTGCTGACCGGGCATACATGAAAAGGATAGGTTCTAACATACTAAGCATCAAGTCCGATGATTACGCTAGAATCACTGATTCTGCTGCTTCTAAGCTTATTCAAGACAAGATCCAAGAACTTAAAGATAGCGGCCGAGAAATAGGAGAACTAATAGTGAAAGAGTTTCCAACCGGTGGAGCAACAGCAATCGACATAGAGAACTACTTCTTAAGACTTGAACAAAAGATGAATAAAAAGTTCAAAGTGATAGTCGTTGACTACCTAAACCTACTTAGACCAATCAAGGATCAAAACGGTCTTTATGAAAAGATCAAGATGATTTCCGAGGAGCTCAGAGGGGTTGCGATGAGAAACGAATGGTGTATCATAAGTGCAACACAGATACGAAGAGAAGACGTAGATAACTTTGACTTGGGAATGGACTCAGTCGCAGAATCATTTGGTTTGATACACACAGTCGATGCCCTTTTTGGACTAATGAGAAGTCCTTTAGAGAGTAGAATGAAGATCAAGGTGATTGCAAACCGAGATAACGGTTACGAAGAAAGCTACAAGTTTTATTCTATGCACAAGGATTTCTTTAGGTTGACTGAGGAAGTCGGGGCAAACAGTGAGTTCTATAGCGATGACGAAGAAGTAAATAGAATGGCGGAAGAGCTTCGCAGCGAATACCAAGAAATAGATAAAAAAATAGAAGAACAAAAGAGTTCTACGGTAAAAACAGACGAAGATTACGACTCTCTTTTTGCCTCGATATAAAATAATTCAATCTAATGTTAAATGATGATTATGAAAACAATGAAAACCTAAACGATTCAGAAGAATTCGTACACAGAGAGGACAAAATATTCAACAACAGTTACAATACTGGTGAGGGTCTAAAGGACACCGATGAATATGAGTTCTCAAAAAAAATATCAGTGTCATCCGACTATTCTGACTCTTATCTAAAAGACGTTTATGAATACGAAGAAAACTTAGAAACTAAATTTATCTTAGATGGAATCTTTGACTTCATTAAAAAGGACGACTCTCTTAACAAGATGGTCTTTCACACTCAAACTGATTCACAGATCTTTAAGAATAAGTTTGCTAAGGACGAAATAAACATCATCTTTAACAAGATACATACATCGCTGGACGAAGTGAGCCAAAACGCAACCTTCTACAGCCCAATCTACGTTCTAGAGGCCATCTCTTCCTTTTCTGGATTCGACTATAAGAAGATATTCGATTCCTTAGATACGGATGCTCAGGAGCTATTATTGGTTGAACTAGACAAAAAATATAACTTCCTAGACGGAAAAATGCATAAAAAACGAATACACTAATGACTTTCATCAAGCTAACACACTCATCAGGTTCGGTGTATTTGAACCTAGACCAGATAGTAAGCATAGAACCATCTTCTACTGCTGATTTGATCGTGTCAGACATAACATCTGCTTCTCCGACTACATATACCTTTTCAAGCCAATCGGTTCGAAACGAAGTAGTCGCTAAACTTGAGAGCATAACTAGAGTAATAGACATAGATAAGTTAGCAAATCAAGGATGACATTAGAAAACATTAGAAAGATATTCGTGCTTGGCGATTTACACCTTGGTGTGAGAAACAATTCGCTAGAATGGTCAGAAATACAATACGACTATTTAGTAAACTTTTTCTTGAAGCAAGTAGAAGAAGAAGGGTTTGATCCAAAGACCGACATTTTGGTACAGGCAGGAGACTGGAATCACGTAAGAGAATCTACTAACACTAGGATCTATAAGCTTTCTATAAAGATAGCTGAAGCCTTTACCAAAAAGTTTTCAAAGGGAGTCTATGTGATACTGGGAAATCATGACGTTTACTATAAAGACAGGACAGACACTCATTCGTTAGAAGGTTTCGATAAGATCTTTAAAAACTTTCACATCTTTGAAAAGCCTGAAATGTTAAAGATCAATTCTCATAAGTTCTTGATGCTTCCTTGGATAGAAAACTTGGAAAACCTAAAGGCCGAGTTAAAAAGAAACTCTTCCGCAACTCACATATTCTGTCACACCGATTTCAAAGGTTTCAGCCTAAATAAAGTAACTAAGCTTGAACATGGGTTAGAAGCAAACGATATAGTCAATTTCAAAAGAATCTATTCCGGTCACATACACATTCGTCAGGAAAAAGGAAACGTTCTTTACGTAGGAACTCCTTATGAAATGGACAGGGGAGACCGCGGTAACGAAAAAGGTTTCTATGTCTTGGACGTTAGTGGAAATACAGTAAAAGAGAAATTTGTACCTAACACACTTTCTCCTAAACACCTAAAGTTTGAATCAAC